ATAGCCTTGTAATCGGTATCAGCTAAATATTTTTTCAGTTCTACGATTTCAGATTGATATTGCTCAATTAGAATCATACTCTCGGTTTTCTTTGGAGCATATCCTTTCAGATAAGTCCAACCATTAAGCTCACTCACTTCTGTATCAGTAATAGCAACGGTATTATCTTGCCAACCGAGTTGATAAGCCATTGCAGTATCTTCGGTAAATGAGCCTAAATGCTTATCTTCATATAATTTTTCATAATAGTAAGTATTAGGCACTTGCTCAATTACTGTTTCTTGGGTTTCTTGTTCTTCGATATAGTTTTCAAGTTCTGTTATCTGTTCCATTATTTAATCTCCTATACGTTGCCTTGACATGGGTAGAATGTAGCAACAATAGTGCTACAAATACACCTTATGTCATATCTCACATTTTTAATGACTGGGATAAACACACATCCGTGATATTCACCATCCCACAGTGCGTTGATAGGTGACAATACATTTTGCGAATAATATGAGGCATTATCACTTCTACCAACAAAAACATAGTGCATTTGGTCATACACTGTATCAGTAACTTGAATACCAAGCCAACCATCACTAGCGGGAGTAAAAATGTTTACATTACTTCCATCAAGAACCCAATTTGTTGTATCAACATTAACGAAAGCCCCCGGCAAACTCAAAGCACCCGGATTAACTCCATTAAATGATTTCCATTTGTTTACGGAAGTGCCTAAGTCTATTGCATTAGTAGTATCGGGTACTAATTCACATTCAGTAGAGCTGGGCTTAAATCTTAATTTAATTTCTCTAGTAGTCTGTGTGTTATTAACTTTAGTTCTAGCTGAAAAATAGCTTCCTACTTCGCCAGTACGTTCTGTTTTATAGCCGAAATCACCAAGTATAGCATCGTTTTTATCAGCACATCTAAATGCCACACCTCTTAAATTATCGCTGTCATACAATCCTTGTTCAATAAATGCGGTTTTTAATTTAATAATAGGATATGCCGTGGCTGATGTGTAGAATGTTTTAGCTCCACCTATTGTCTGCGCTGTAGTAAGGTTCACAACATCTTCTTGCATAGCTACATTTTTAGTTGTGGCTGTACTGTTGTTATATACCCTAATAATACCATTAGGATATATACGGAAATTTGTATAGTCTGAATTTCCATAAGCAGTCATGTAGATATTACCTATCAAACCAGGACTACCACCATAGTCTTTACCATATAAACTTAATGATGCACCCTCAGTATCACTAATACCACCACGCATTGTAAGTACACCACTGTTACTTGTTTTGTTTATCAAAGAACTTGCGATATTAATATCGTTATCAATAAGAATATTACGTGTGTATGTAGTATTCCACTGTGATGATGGAGATCCTAGGTTTATTGCATTTGCCACTGTCGGGAATAAGTAAAAATCATTATTAGTTTTATTAAAACCAAAACCCTTATAAGATGAACTACCCTCAATACAATCATATAATTTAAAACCAACTGTAGCTTTTGTAGGTGAATATTCAGGTATATGTATCGCAAAAGCTGTATTAGCCCATCCTTGTGAATCGTTATTACATACTATCTTGAAACCATTATATGCTGAAAAACCTGCTTGTGTTCCATCTGCTCGGCTCGCGTTTATTTGAGAAACATATGTTTTGCCATTAACAACAATAGGTATATCACTAAACTTCTTAACTCCACCTATTGTCTGTGCTGTAGTAAGGTTCACAAACTCATTCACATTATGCGTCAGTATATCCCCACATGCTACACCATTAATTGTTAATGATTTGATATATGCGTTGTTCCATTGTGCAGTAGAACTACCTAGATTAACAGTTCCATCTGTACTAGGAATTAAACTACCACTAATCTGATTACTGCCAGCTAATGGAATTTTAGTAGTATCACTTGTAATAAATCCACTATCATTAGTCAAGTCACTTGTTTTTGATGGAATTGTAGGTTTATTTGAGAGGTCATTATAACTTCCAGATGTAGCAACAGTCGCTAATCCACTTGTAATATCGCTTGCACTGTGTGTATGTGAACTGCTCGCTTTACCGCCTAAAGCGTTAGTAATTACTTTATTCTGTACCGGATTTTCCGATGTAGTAGATAGTTCATCATCTATCGTGATGGTCATCTGAATTACGCCTAATTCACGATATGCACTGTTTTCCCACACATATGCAGTGTATTTACCTGTGTCCGGAATAATCACAAGATACATTACACCCTCGGTTCCGGTTTGTGGCAATTCAGCTACAATTTGAAAAGTACGTACCATCAATTCTTGAATTGCCGTTGCAATCTTGCTATCAACTTCACTGCCACTTATCGCCGAACCTATCAAATTGTTCAGTAAATTCCAGTTGTTTGATAAATCTGCATACCAATCCGCCTGATATTTATCCGGATTTATAACTCCATTGCTCAATACTTCTCTTGCCATATCCTAATCCTTTGTAATGTTAGTAACTCTTGCCGTATGGACTGCCACCGTAAAGTGAAACACCATATCCCTCGCGCATAGGTAAATCGTCAACAAATATTGTGTGGTCGTAGTTTATCAGTGTGACAGTACATTTCTTTTCTGATGGTTTAACGCTTTCAACCCAGCATGGTACAATGTATCCGAAGGTTAATCTAGGCGGTTCAACGTCTGCGTCATATTCAAAAGGCAGTTCATACTTCAATCTCACGCGACTGTTTGTCAGCCATCTATCAATCTCGCATAGATGTGGTGTGCCTTCCTGGTCTGTGATTAAGAAGTTCTTACCGCTGCGATATGTTGTTGTGTTAATCGGTGGATTAACTGTCAGTGTCCTGTTATCAGATTCAACTGACATAACTCTTGCAGTATAGTTGTATATAGGCTGATAGCTTAAACCGTTGTCGTCCGTATGGTAAATATTATTCTGCGTTGTCTGACTGTACCTCTGTTGCATTTCTTTTGCAAACAAGCTGGCATATGAACCATCAAGCGCAATTCCCACGAAATCTTTATAATTGACATTCAGACTGTCGAATTCTGTGTCGATTGTAATCTGTATGCGCTGACGTTTAAGACTGCGTAATCTTCTCGAACCCATTGCAATCGCCTGTTGTCGCTCGGTCACTCCGAACGCTTGCAGTGTCTCACTATGTTTACTTGTTGAATAGTCTGTTGCAACAATCTTATTGTAGTTTACTGACGTGTTGTCAGTATTAAGATGTACATATACAGTCTTCGTCTTGTAAGTATCGACATCTGTATAGGTAACCACAACTTCGTCAACATCATCAAGTTTAGGCAGTGCGACCATAATGTTAAGATTGTTATAATTCTGTGGTGTAAACAGAAAATCAAAATTTGTGATGGAATATTTGTCGCTGTCACTGAACATGATATTCTTGGTACCGTTCACTGCTTTTTCGTTAATCTGCACAATCTGAAGATGGTCTGCCCGGGTACACAATTCAGAATAGCCTATGTGCAACATATCGCTCAATACCTGCAACAATGTGTTATCTGTATCAAGTGTACCGTTGCATCGCAAACCTCTAACCTTCCACTGCGCATCCAGGTCAGCGAGATTGTCAATATTCAGCAAATTAGCAAATTTAGAATTCTGACAAACATAATTAACGGCTGGTGCCAGATTGCGTGTTGGTTCAAGCGTACTGTTGTCGCCAATAACAGGCAGTTTACGTGTAAACATTGTCGATATCTGATTCTGATTCATTTCAGACAGTGTTTCGTTGCCCTCAAAACGCATCAGCAATGTTGTCATGTCGTCATACGATTGCGGATTTGCAATAACTGATTTGAGTCCGGTCCAGCGTACTTCTTCACGATATTTAGTAGTTTCATCAGTATGTTCCGGTGTCAGTTTGTAACATCTGAAATACCAGTCACCTTGTGGCAAATCAAATTTTTCAGTCACGCCCACTGCATCCATTCCGGTAGATGTGTATTCGCCGTTACTAAATTTTTTGATACCCTGGCTTGTCAAGGTAATATCTCTATGCTGCCATTCAATATCGCCTTTTCTCTGATATTCAATTCTGACTTCAACGTAGTATGGCTGAATATCAGCGTTATCATCCATGTAATAAATGCCTGACGGTGCAGTAAAGTCAAGTTCAATTTCAGAAACTTCTACTCCGATAGGCGCAGCGCGATATGGTCCGCACATCGAATTGTTTATATCTTTAGTCGAGAAACCTTGCGTAAGATTTTCAACAACAACATTTTTCTGAATTGAGTCTACCGCCCAGAACCCAGTCCAATCCGGGTATAAATTACCCTCGCTGTCACATCTGTGCAGCATTACTTTAGTTACTGACGGAGCGTAGCATGGTGCATCTTCCCACTTATTGCCTATCTTAACTTGCTTAAGATATTGGCTCATATATGGATCGGTAAATTCTCTGCCCTTGTAGTCTTTGCTAGAAAGCATAATATCTCGATTATAAACTCTGTGGTTCTGATGCGGTGTCGTGAACAGTCTCTTTGCACTATCACTGATCAATAGACTCTTGCTATCGCTATTCGCAAGTATCGGTGAATCCCAATCTGCACTGAAATTGTTTTCGCCATAAACGGCAACAACCTTGTAATACCCATTATCGTCAACAGTACCCCTATCCTCATCATAGAAATCCCAGATACTGCTAGGTGTAGCGGTCACACGAACGGCAACGCAGTTATGACCGAATCCATATTCTGTCACTGGTGCAACTTCACCCTTGCCGTCAGATACTATGAACTCCCAATCTTTTTCCAATTCTTCAGGACTAAATTCAGACTCAATTTCTGAGTACCAACCACCTCCGGCACCGGTCGGAACGAGTTTATTACCAACTTGCTCGAAATCAAAAGCAGATATGATCTTATTGCCTACTTTTGGCAATGAGAAACATAGCTTGCTTACTCTAACCCATTCGGTGGTATAGGCATAAGTTTCACTTGTCGAAACTCCGGCAAGTTCCATCAGTATACCCTCGTTTCCTAAACCGCTGGACATTATATCGATTGTCTTGCCTTCGAGTTCTTTTCTATGACATTTAACTACTTTAACACGTCCGCAATATCCGGTTTTAACTCTGAATTTAGCACCGGTTTTCATGCGGCTGTTCCACAATTTATAAGTACCGCCACTGTTAATCTTTAATTCATAGCATAGCGGATCGCCTTTATATGAATACGTTGCAGTCTGCTGATACAGTGAACCGGTTCTGCCTCGATAAGCGATATAGCCCCAGACGTTATTGTAAGTGTTCATACCTGCTGCGCTGTAGCAAGCAATTCTACAATTGTCTGGTATAGTCTGTAAATCCACTGTACCGTGTGTAGTCGCGCCGCCATAGACGTCTTGTGAATTAACCACATAATCATAGATGTAGTATGATGTAATAGGTATCCAACCTCCCGTTGTCTGATAAACATGACGGCAGTTATTACCTAGCAACAAATAGTTATCGAGAGTAGTCGACGGATACCATGTGTTTTGGCTTTGATTGAATTTCGATGAATTAAGTTCCCACTTCTCACCACCCCAGCGTCTGGCACTCTCTGCAATAGAGAGTTCGTTTGCTGGAATATCGAGTAATCTCAATACCGGATCCGTGCCGTCAGCGTAAAAATCACGCTGATTTACATACATATGATAGTAAGTGCTCTGTGGCCAGGGTGAACTTGCGTCTGCATCCATCATTTCAACTGATTTAAACGGATAAACTGCGAACTGATGCGGGTGATCAAAACAGTTTCTATAATTCTTCTGACATCTTATCGTCCAATCGCCTGATATTTGCTCAGGGTAATGTTCTGTTGTATCTTGAAAAGCTGGTAGTACCACCCATTCATTGTCTGCACCGCTGATTTTAACCATATCACCGACACGGTATTTCGACAAATCATAGCCCTCGACAAATATTGACTGATATTCAAGATGAACATTATTCTCTATACTTGTAGATGTAAGTGCGTGGAGTGTATGACCGCTGCCGTTTACTTCTGTAGAGTTAAACCAGCATTTGGTGATTTCAGGATCTATAGAGTTGTTTGACAAGTCTTCTCCAGGTTCAGCAACGTGACACTGAATACCGCTTAAGGTGTTTATTGAAGTGTTGCCGATGTATATATCGTCATGGTTTGTAGCGTGCAAGAAATAGCCTACGCCCTGGGACAAGATTAAATCAAGATAGTATTTGTTGTCTTTATAATACGAATGAGGGTCCGATAGGTAGTCCGGGAATTTCTTGAAAAGTCCAAACTGTTCAGGTATTACATCGCCAAGTTTAACCTTGTTGCCTTGTGCGTTTACATCATAGATAGACCTGCCCTGTTGTGTGTCCTTGTTCTTGCCTGTCTTTGAATTAAGTTTATTCATCTGCGACATTGTGTATAGAAATGTTGCAACGACAACAACAAGCATAATCACAAAGGCAAACACCCCTTGTGGTTCAACAATGATTTTTAATTCGGATTTTCCGACAAGTGATGTGTCTCTTGATACAATCTCACCATCCAGCATGAACGACAGTGGTAAATCTTTATATTCGCCATACTGCAACAAGTAATCATTGATGGTCGCGTGTGAATTGTTAATTTCGATTTCTTCCGATTCAATAGTGAAGTTTAAATCATTTCTAGGAACAACCCTCACTAACAACTTCATAATACTTAATCTCCCACGCATTAAATCTCAATCTGCAATCACTTATGCTTTTATAAGCAGTGCCATTCTGTGATGTGTGAAGAATTTTTCTGTCGATAACAACGCCACAATGCCTGAATTTCCCACCACCGTAGAAACACGCTATATACATCTTATTATCGCACAATTCTTGTTCTTTTACCTGTCTATATTTAACTTTTTCTTTGACTAAATTCTCATTCTCTGATGTCGCATCACAGATTGATTTGTCCAGGGGCAGTGTGATACCGAGTTCATCACGATAGAAACACATAACCAAGCCGAAACAATCAAGATTCGGATAGTCTCTGCCACCGAATTTGTACTTAATGCGCAAATATCTAGTTAAATCAATTTGATACATAAACAATGCCCGGTGCGTTTTCTGAAGTGTATCTCAATTTCGGGAACTCAGCATTTACCATGTCGGCAAAAGACGCAGTAAACTGTGCCGTTCCCTTCTGCAGAATTACTGATGTAATTGTGAGTTCAAATTCATACTGTCTTTCAAGTGTTTCCGGATGGAACTGCCGCAGTATCACTTTGTTTGGCAATTTCTGATTTGTACCGATGGCCCGTGACAGATATTGCGATATTTCTTCGTTCACATCACCGATGCTGAATGTGATGTCCTGGAAAGTATTTGTACTTCTGTCCGGTAAAGCGACTGAAAAACACGATGCAGTATATAACTGTCCATCAAGTGTTATGTCGTCTTGCGACAACGCATAGTACAAGTGAGTTGTTTCACGATTAAACTCGAAGCCGTTGCTAGCCCATCCGAGATTTAACACAAATTCCAAAGTTGTAATCGGGAATTTATCACCGCTCGCCCACAATGCTTTTAAGGTTCGTAATGCCATAATTAGTACCCCTGTCTCTGCAGTCCATACGTTGATTCAACACTGTCAGCAATCTCGCCACCTTGTCTGATGTTGGCTACAAAGATGTTTATAATCCGTTCTTCATCAGTTGATTCGTCAGTTGTTGTTCCGGCACGGCTTTTATCTTCAATCAGATTAACAATTACTGTGCCGTTGTTCTGATTGTCATTCATCATGTTTGCAGTCTCACGTCTCGATGTTACTGTTGCCGGACCCCTTATGAGTTCAGGACCAATCTCACCGACAAGACCGATTGCACCAGATGGAATATAACCGCCTTTGTCATGTGCGCCTGTATAATTCACATTCTTTAATTGTGCAAGAATATTCATGCCTTGTGCAAGTACACCAGCCCATGCAACTAAATTCATAGGATATGGCGCAGCCATCGCATTCGCAACACCTTGCCATATTGAAATTAAGGAACTTGCAACTGCAAACGATTTCTGCATGGCAAACAGTATCCTAAACTCTTTTGAATTCTGATCAAAGCCTTGTGCCATTGCACCAAAATAGCCACTGATAGCGGATGATGCTTGAGCATACACCCCGGCGATCTGTGCTGCGGTCAGTTTTGCTTTTGCAAAATCAGCATTGATTAAATTAGTCCAGTTCAGATTATATTTGGCAAGTTTTTCACTGAATTGGTCTAAAGCACTCACACCCGTACCGCTATTCCAATCCTGTTCACGTTGTTTAAGTGCATCAAGTGCCTGTTGCCGTTTCTCTGCTTCCTGTTGATAGTATTCATCATACAACTGCGACATTTTCTCAAGATGCAGAGCGGTTAATTGTTCTTCGACCGTGTGGAATTCAGTGTCGTTAATCAGTTGCAGATCATGTGCCTGTTTCAAAGTGTCAATCTGTTTTGTAAAATCAACATCTTCCTTCTCGAATGGCGACAATTTGTTGTACTGTGCCTGTGCGATGGTATCAAGCAGTGATTTATAGGCACGCTCTGTTTCCGTAGCATCTTTAGACAGTTGCCTCAGCCCCTTACTGCCTTTGCCAGCGATGTTACCGATTGCGGTCACCGCTGAATTGTAGGATATTTCAGTCTTTTTATTGATAGCGTCCAGCGTCTTGATGCGTGTCTGAGCGAGTTCGTCGTAGTATTTATTGCGATTCTTGCGTGATTCTTCATCAATTTGTTTTAGTCGGTCCTGTAAAGACTGTTCGCTTTCCTTTACACTCTCAGAAATATTCTTGTGTGCCTGAACAACGGCAGTGCGTTGTTCCATATAATATTTAACAAGCGGGTGTTCTTTCGGCATCTGCAGGATTGCACTCATATCAACTTGACCGCTGCGTTTCATTATGGCTGAATTTTCCAAGCCTAACTCTTTGACTTTACGTTGCATTTTTAATTGCAATGACTGTTGCTGTAAAATCTCTTGAGTTGAGCCGTTTGTTGCGCTGGCAACGATTGCACCCAGATGTTCAGCGTATGCAGTTGTCTTCTGCCACCACTTGTCAATCCATCCGATTAAATCACCAAGTCCAAGCCTTACAAAATCAAACCATCCTTCAAAATAACCAATTTCCGCTTTGGCGGTTTTCTCACCGCTTTCATTTATAACACCGAAAAACTGCGCAAAAGGTTTAACCAGATTGCCAAGTCCATTAGCGATGGTTTCAAACGCACCCGTGAACAGTCTGACAAATCCGCCCATGATTTGTTGCACTGCCGGAGAATTAAGTGTTGATGTGAACGCATCCAATGCCTGTGACGCTTTATAAATCGTTTTAGCAATTTCCTGACCAACTTGTCCAGTGCTGATTGTAGTCCACAAGTCAGACCAGGCGTCAGACAAGTTCTTCGTTGCGCCCGTCATACCTTGCATCTGATAGTCAAGCGTCTGTGAGAAATTCTGTTTGGCAAGTCGTTGCATGTACTGTTCGAGTGCAACATTAGTTGCCTCTATGGTTTCTTTCTGTCCTTTGTATGACAGAATGAGTTTGTCACCAACACGGTCAGCCTCAATACCTAACTGCTGCAGTGATTTGAGCCGGTTAAGTGATGCGTTCGTCAATATCTGTGATACTTCGGTCAAACTCTTGCCTGTACCAACTGCAATAGCTGCCAGTGATTTCATTGTCTGTTCTGATGGTTTAAGACCAACTTTATTAAGTGTAACAGCAGATTGTGCAATCTCGTCAAAAGGTTGTGGCAGTTTACGGGACAATGCGTTCAAGTCACTGAACAATGCTTTAGCCTCGTCAAGTGAAGACGTGATACCGCTTAGACTTGATACTTTACTCTCATAGTCCTTAAGGCTTGAGACAACCTGTCGAAAAGACGAAGTGACACCGACAAGTCCGGCAAGCGGTGCAAGCATTGATTTAAACGATGCAGTCATGCTCTTGAGTGTTGATGCAGTCTCACTCTGCATTTTCTTGAGTGATTTACTGTATTTGTCAGTGTTTAAACTCAACACTGTACCTGCGTAATTGACAACTTTAGCCATTTTTCACCGCCTTTTTCTTTAACAAATTTCTTATTCCATCACTTCCCGTATGCGACAAGGCGGAGTTTGAATTATTAGATTTTTCTAATTCTTCACTCTCCGCCCGATAAATTTCCATCCACATGTCAACTTCCTGTGATGGCAGTTCCATCACCATCATCAACGGCATACCGATTTCTCGTGCAATTCGTGCTAGGACTCTGAACTGATTACTTCTGCACTTTTTTTTAATTCACTTGAAATGTTTAACACGTCAATCACTGTCGTTATCAGTCGGTTTAATAGTGGATAAGGTAATTCACACAAGTAAGAATAATCGTCACGTTGTTCTGTACGGTCACCGTCTTTGTCACATAGCATGAAGTTCAGCGCATAAAGCATTTTTTCATCATCAGACGCAGACTTCAAATCGTTGTCAAACACCCAAAACAAGTGCATCTTCTCACCGGAATTTAGTTCCGTGATGTAGAATTTAATCTCGTCACCAAGTTCGTGTCCGTCAACTTCAACAACTTTCTTCTTGTGTTCCTGTGCAAATTTATTAACTAATTCTCGGTACATGGTCACACCTCATTAAGATGCATCTGTGAAGGTTACATCACCATTGATTCTCATAGTGATCTTAGCTTTCACCCCATCTTCATTACCGCCACCAACAAGTGCATATCCGGAAATTGCAGCCTGGAACTTCGCAGTGTCGCCGTTTTTCCACTGAATTTTAACCCAGATGTTTGAACCGTTTTCTGCAGCAGTCTTAAGTGCAGTCTGGTTAGTATCACCAGCATATTTATAAAAAGTCATCTCAATTTCTGATGTATCTTTCATGCCGGCAATATAGCGTTTGGTTGTGTCGGCAAGGGTAGTTTGTTCAATGAATGAACCATTATTACCAATGTCGCCAATGTCGGTCAGACCGTTCCACGGTGACCAGGTACCGGAGTTGGAGTCCGGGTCAGTTGCTGCAGTGGAATAACCAACGAGCATTCCGGCAATTAAAGTTGCGTTCTGTGGAGTGTAGTTGAATAATGGAGTTACTGTCATTTTATTTACCTCTAGAGTTAATACTTTGATTTAACTGTTTCATTATACGATGTTTCTAAGTCGTTTTGTAGGTTCTGCATCATATTTTTTTCGACTTTGTGATATGAGCGAAGTACCCAGTCATTACCGTCAATTCCATGTACTGAACCGCCTTTCTGTTCATGTCCTCTGCGCAGTGAAGATGTTTTGCCGATTGCATGGGTCCGGGTGCCGTAGTTTAACCAAACACCTGCATACGTTGGTGCTTTGATGTACGATCTTCTTCCGGTCAGTTTGTGACGAACACCGACTATTGCCTGCATCTTTTTATTATTCACACGGACTTTACCCGTTAATCCCTTCTTGAGTTGTCCTGTATGAGTATAGTTCCACTTTGTCCTGGTACCTTCCGGCAGTGCCAGATTCTTTAATTCATCGCGTTCAGATTTCAGCAAGTCACGATTCGCTTTTCGTAACGCTGAACGAATTATCTTTTTACGTGTTTTTGGCTCTAAATTGTCTAAATCTTTTAGATATTTTTCAACTTGTGAAAAATCAACTTTAACTTCGAACGTGTCACCATTATCACTAATCATATACAAGCCTTAACATTGAGTGTCAGAACCGAGCAATAGTAATTGTCAAGTTTAGGTGCAAAGTCTAAATCCTTAAACTCACGATAGAAAATGTGTTCAAAGATTTCCGATGTACCAATATCGTCATTCATCAAATCTTCAGCAATTTCATCAATATTTTCACGATTCTTTGAATTGATAAAGATTTCCACATCAAACGTCAGCAGTGTGACCTGATTTGCCAAATCAAAAATCGGGTTGATTGACGTGATGTTGAAGGCAATCAGCGTTTCTGAATTGTCGTGTTCCGGTGCAAAGTCGCAGTAGCAGTTGCCACGGTTATTCACACGTTCAGTCAGCCATCTCAGTGTTTCTGCTCTTAATTCTTTAATCATGTGTTGCGTATCCTGTCATTATTCAGATTAGACATTTCAACAGTTAAAATGATTGAATCATCAGCATAACTGTCTGTTATTCCTACAATATCATAAATAATTGACTTGTATCTGACTTTCATGGTTGAATTCAAGCCATGTCTGAATCGTATCTGAATTGTGTATGTGTCAGTCGTTATTTCAACTTGTGAACGCATCTGTTCACGGGTCGTGATAGGTCGTACATCCGCCCACACTTCACACACACTGTTCAATTCATGGTCAACAATCTCAATTCGTGACCGCAATTTACTACTGTCAATCATGTGTTCATCACTCTATATTTATCTAGCATGAAGATTGCAGACTTCGGAATATTGTCGCACTTGCGGTCAGTGTACCATGCGTCAATGATCATCAGTTCAGCAATCTTCATCTGATCATTATATTCAATCTGTGTGCTGGTTAATTCAGTGTCCGGACTGACAACGACTTCCAGATTCATATAGTCACTGATGAAAGAATATGCGCCGTTCTCAAGTGTCTGAAGGTAGTCATCTTCTATATCATTGTCAATTCGTGAGTGAATCTTAATTTCTGCAATAGTCGGTCTTGTTGTCATACAACACCTTCTCTATGAAGTTTAATCACTATCGGATCGAGTTCACTTGCGTTATACTTGCCAGCCTTAATCGTTAAGATCTCATAGCCATTGTTCGAGTATGGTAAATCTTTACTGATTGTCACGATTGAGTCTTTATTACTCACTTTCGGAGTTGTCTCAACTTTCAATTCTTTGGTTTTCTTCTCTGTCATTTTTTCAATCCTTATTAGAAAAAAGCACCCAGTCATGCTTGAATGAGTGCTTATACAGGAGTCTAACGAACTACACAAACCATTAAGACAATGCGGTGCCTACATGAACAACCTTCAGTGCACGATAGTCTTGTACCAAGCCACCCACACGTTTAATTGAGTAGAAGCCCACATAAGGTTTCTGTGTTAAATCATCACGAACAACACCAATACCAGGTCTGTCAAGAACTGTGTAACCAGCCTTCATATCACCAAAGATGATTGGATTTGAACCGGATGCAATATTAGGTAAATATTCATTGATTTCAATCGGGTAGCCTAACAAGTAAGTTGGTGCGTTAGTTGCTACATCGACATTACCGAAGATTCTGCGTTGTGTACTGTCTTTGAGTAAATCCTGCAGTGCAGTGTAGGTGTTTGTGTTCATGTACCACTTTGCACCAGCTCTGTATGAAGTATTCAACTGATCTTTAGCCTTAATCAAGCCCGCTAAAGTCACATCAGTTGCAGAACCGGACGCAATACCTTGCAGATTGTCCCAGGTTCTGGTCTTGTCGCCGGCAGCAGATAAAGTATAGGTTAAGATACCTTTAGGCTTGTTTGTACCGGTACCACTGATGAAAGCAGTTTCTTCAGCATCAACAAAAGCATCAGCCAAGTCACGAATAAATGCTTCTTGAATGTTGTACCATGAGTCAGCCAGGAATCGTTGTGTGTAAAGCGGGAACGCATACAGTTCGCCAAGTTTAGCAGTAACCTGTTCATAGGTCTGTGCATCGGTTTGTGTTCTGGCATCAGTTTCGCCAACCCATCCGGCAGTTAAGCCTGTCACTTTGTAAGGTCTTGCGTAATCATTGCCCTCAGGAGTGATGATTGTAGCGTTCTGACGGGTAACAGACTTGTTGGTCAGCAATTCAATTACTCGTTTGTCTAATCCGTCTGGCACTAAATAACCGCCTTGTGTATTCGTGCCTTCGTTTCCTGCAACCGGAGGCGGAGGAGTAACCGGGTCTGTACCGTCACGGGTCATAACGCCTGTTGTCATGTACTTGTGGAACCGCTGTTCATAGGTATGGTCAACTTTAGCATCAGCGGTGCCGGTCATCGCGTTTGATTTAAGGGTAGAGATCTCACGCATCAGATTTTCGATCTTAGCGTCACGTTCCGCGTTATTATCCATGATTGATTTTTCGAAATTGTCAAATTTCTTTGACAATTCATTAAATTGCTTTTCTTCCATTTCTGTTTCCTTTTCTGTTGCAACAATAAATTCTTCTTGTTTAACGTTAGTAATCTGTGCTTGTGTGTTAGCAGGGAATGTAACAAGTGAACACTCTTTTAAATCCACATTGTCCAAGCCATAAGCATCACGCCCTTTGTCGTACTCAATATCCTCACTTTCAATCATGAATCCAACTGAAAAACCACGAATTGAGCCGTCTTCTGCGTGTGCGAGTGCAATCTGTGCCTGCGGATCGGCAAGTGTCAGTTGCAGTGTACCAACTAAGCCTTTGTCGTCTGTGTGTAAATCAATCCATCGTCCGATGAGTTGTGTTCTGTCATGCTGCCACAATGCCGGCAAATAACCGTGTTCTGCAAATTCACGAAGGAATTTGTCGAAGGCGGTCTTTTTCATATACGTTCCATAGCTGTCAATGTCGTTGAATGTTGACAGATAGCCTGTGATCTTGCCTTCGGCTTTGTTCACACTTCTGACGTCGAAGTCGCAGAATCTCGTTTGTAATTCAGCCATTTATAAGCACCTCGAATTATGGTATTTTAAACTGTTTGTAACATTATTTTGTATTTTTGTCAACACCGTTTTTAGCAATTTGTGACGTTTCATTGTTAAGGTTCACAATGGTTCCGTCATTAGTCATGTATGCAGTATTAAGTGGCAGTTTTCGAATGTCGCAACCCTTCTGTGTGTTCATGCCTAATTCAGTCAAAGCGTCATTTATTGTCATTACACCGCTATCGAGTAATGATTTAATGTAATTAACCTGTGCCGTACTGTCGCCCCGAAGCAATGAACTTAAATCGAATTTAAACCGATAATTTCTGAATTTACGGTCAGCCAGCAGACATTTGTTCAGCCTTTGTTCAATGCGTCTGATGTACGGCATGAGCGATTGATTCACAAACTGTAAATTCTGTTGTTCGATATTTGAGAATGTTGCATGATCCAGGTTAGCTACCATGTGAGGCGGAATTCTGAAGACGCCACAAATCTCGTCACGGTCATACTTTCTCGATTCAATAAACTGCGCGTCAGTTAAGCTGATTCTGAATTGCTGGTACTTCATGCCACTGTCGAGGATCATTGGCTTGCCTGCATTCTCAGTGCCGACATACTGAGAATAAAACGCGTCACGAATTGCTTTGTGTGTTGCTTTGTCAAGTTTAGCGTCTGTCTGAAGAACGCCACTTGTTATTGCACCCGACTGATATATTTTTCCTGCCAAATCTTCAGTTGAGTCAGCATTGAACATTAACTTGTTGACTTGTGCAATCGGTGATAAACCATGCAGACCATCAAACGTGTTCAGTCTGATGTGCAGCATGTCTTCTTCACCTACGATGATTGTTCTTGTTTGTGTGTTGTTTTTTCCGTCTGCTTTAATCGTGATCTGGTATTCAGGAATGTTAGTGTTTAATTTATAATTCACTGACACGCAGTTGTTCTGCAACGGTATCAGTTCTGTCACTGCATCACCAACACGCACAATGTACGCATAGAAATTGCCATACACGTCAAGACACCATACACAATTTTCCCAGAACTCTGCTGCAGTCTGCCATGCGTTAGGCTGACTGTGAACGAGTTTATACAGATCACTGTTGAAGGCAAGCGTCTTTGAACCGTCAGCACCGATCTTATACAGTCTAATAGGCAGCATGGCGATTGATTCAGCTCTGACTCTGATGCACGAATAGACTGTGCTGATTCTCATGGCAGTGTCAGCACTGACAGTCGAAGATTTCAAGAACGGTAAATCACCAATCACGGACACCGGAGATTCAGCAGCGCCATCATCACGTTGACTAATAGTTTGCATAAATTTCTTGATAATGCTCATTTGCATCTCCTTGTTGGGATAATATCATCAATCTGCCGATAGCCATCAGACAACAGATTGCACCGTCAATCTTATTCTCGGCCCGTAAATTGGCTTTTCTCGGAAAGTCGTTGCCGTTCTTGTCTTCTTTACTCTCCACGTTCTGAATGTTCCATCCGAGACAGATGTTGCCGTCATAATGGAACCTGCCGGCAAGCATGGCAGACTTCATTTCCTTCATTGCCGGGCTGAAATACGCAGTCGTTTTCGAATATTCGACTACATTCAAGCCGAAGTCACGCTCACACTGCTGTTCCATCTGAAGAGCATTGTAACTATCAAAAATCACTTCTTTCGGCGAGTAGATCTCAGCCTGTGAACCGATGGTTTCAGTCATGCTAAGATAGTTTGTCTCGCAGCCGTCACACACATTCAGTATTATACCACATGACGTGTTATTGTTTACAGTTTTTCTGAACGTTTCATATCTCTGGTAATTCTTGTTTGACACATCGTTTACGGTATCTTCGGGTAGGTAAAACTCAGGGAAAACGTAATAATGGATTTCACCGTTAATCACCCTGGCAAAAGCCACAAGTATGCACGCTAAATCGAGTTTAGATGCCAAATCGACAGTAATCACGCACAAATCGTTTTTAAAATCGTTAATATTCAGTGATGTGTCGATACACTTTGACAGTGCGTCGATTGAAAAATAATTCTTCGCACTGTTTACCCAGCAGTTCAAGTGTTTAGTCAGAAACTTTGCCCGGTCCTCAGGCGATTTAAAAGCGGAGTGACACTGCTGAAGTAAATAGTCGGTCTTTAGCGATACGCCAAAATTTGGATTTGCCTTTTCAATAATTGACAGATTAACTTTGTCGATTTCTTCTCGTTCTTCTTCAGGGAAATCAAGCGGATTTCTTATTTTTTCCAGGTCATCATCATCAATCGAGTAGATTCGTGCGAAGTGTCTGTCATCCGGTACAATTCCCCAAATCATGTCAACATTCTCGTCATGTTTAGCTTTACAGAATGACAACAGGTCAAATCCGGCAGTTGTGATCATAAAGATCATAGGTTGATCACGTGAGCCGAGTCCGGTTTGCTGGCACTCGTAAAGAGAGCCATCGGGATGTTGATGTATTTCATCAAGAACAGTAAAGCTAGGACTTGTACCATCCTGTGCCTTGCCGATAATAGGCAGGAACTTTGAACCATCAGGAAGTGTTATTGATTCAATCTTTACATCCGGATTAAATCTGTTCTGCAGCGGAATATTACGCTTTACCATCAGTCGGGCAGGACTGAACACTTCAAATGCCTGTTGCTTTGACTTGGCACCGCAATAGACTTCAGCTCCGTGTTCACCATCACCAAACAGCATATAGAGTGCTGACCCGGCAGCAGTGACAGTCTTACCGTTTTTTCGCGGTATCTCAAGATATGATTCAATGTATCGTCTTAATTCACTGTCACGGTCAATCCAGCCGAACAGATTGCATATTATATCGCACTGCCATGGTTCAAGAATGATGTAGCTGTCAGCCCATTTACCCTTAACGTGTTTGAATGTCTCGATAAAAAAGCATGGTTTCTCGGCTCGCACCGGGTCGTATTTCCATTTTGAATTTGCAGTGTTTAGCGACGTCATCAGGTCGTTGAGTGAATTGTCACACGCTTTAATCATCAGTTGTGAGCGATTGATTTTTCCACTTACAACATCATCAAGATACGTCAGTGATTTAATTGTGTGATTAAAACCTCGAGCGTATTTAGGCACGTTGTCAATCTTCTTCAGACTGTTCAGATACGATTTAAGTTCACCGGTATATATGCTCATGGTTAAAATCCATCAAAATCAGATTCAACAACTTCTCGCTTTTCTGATGTGCTCTCTACATCAATTCTCGCCATTCCGCTTTTCGCTGACAAATTCAGCATGCAGTCATAAGCCTCAGTCTTTGGCGTAAGTGTCAATTCAGCATAACATTTCAGCCATTCGTCATTGAAGGTCTTATAAAGCGATACAAGTGTCGGTTTATATCCGAAGTCAGTCTCGTTTGTGTAGCCAAGTCTCAGCAATTCCTGCGGAGTCGCATTAGCGAGGGAACACCACTTCGTGCATTGTGTGACCAGATGCAGATGATTGTATTTGAGTTTACCTCTGTGAATTAAAGTTCCGCAAATGTCTTTCCATATCTTCGGTGCGTTCGGGAACTCTTTTAGGATTGTCGGCAGTGGCGGTGTTCTGGCTATCAACTCATCAGTGTGAATATCCGGCAGATTCTTTGACGGAAGTCTGCCACCGTTTGTCTGCGGATTAACTTTTCTTCTTACTCTTACATTTACAGTTTTTCGTTCGACTGCACTCATTTTCGATTTTCCTTTTACTGTAACTAATTGATTTTAGGGCATTTTACGCAAATATGACGCTAAAAATTTAAAAAGG